ATTTTCATTGGATCCTTCAACTTCATTATTATAGGTACTATTTATACCATATGATCCTTGGTAATTATTCTCCATGGCAGTTATCTTTTCCCTGCCCCTGGACCATGCAGTAACTCCAAGTATGGCACCGTATGCCATATGAAATAAACCGGCACCCTGTAGGGTCAATGGCACCCACTGAGTGATTGCTATACCCTGATGTGCTTGGAGTATGCTCCAGAATATTGGGAACAGGGCAAAGTCCAGAACGCAGATAACCATATAGACCCATGCTGCTGCTGGACGCCATCTATGGTTGAACCAGTCGTTGAACTGTTTATCCTTGGCAACTGCCATACTAATTATCGTTGTAACTACTATTTCGTGGAGTGGGGCTTGGATGGACTGGTGGAGTACCTGTTCTGTTACCCAATCCCTCTGGATGTTGCGATAGATTCCGATTTACACTTTCCTGGAATCCAAACCATGAATTGAAGAAATTGGTTACTGGACTTAGTAAGGCACTCAATCCATACTGGAAAAATCCTGCCACGGTTGCTAGACCAAACCCACCATTTGAATTGATATTCTTGGTTATCATTGCCATATCGTTCTTTTCTGATCTCCAATACTTGTACTGGAATGTTATGGTGACCTTCATTATCTGGGTGTTGGCATAGTCCAGTTGAATTGCTCCAATTGACTTTGGATATACTTCATATAGGTTCACCACATATCTCTCATTGTCTTTGGTATCATGCACGAATATCCGCATCTCAGAGATATAGTCATCATAGTACCGAAATGCTCTGGTCTCTGCATATTGAATGCCAAGTATCCAGTTATCAAACATCTTTTTCGTGTACATATCAGCATCAACATAGAATGTGGCAGTGATAGGTTCATAGTTGAATTCGTTTGGTATTTCTCGGACTTCACCAAATGTTCTGGTTGGGTTAGTGTTTACATTCAATCCAGGCAAACTGACTGAATCGCAGAACAATAATACCTTCTGGAGATTAGCATTACTGCGTCCCATGTTCTCTGTGGCATATGCAGGTGGACTCAGTAATATGGCAAACCTAGAGGTTCGTGCCATACCAGGTGCTACTTGGGACACTATATCTGCTGTTTTCATATTATCGGTTTGCCTTTTTAGTTTCTGCCCATACTGATGAGGAAGATGCTCCCACGAATCGTTCAACCGGTAACATCAAGGCAGTAGTCCAGTCTTCTGAATTTATCTTAACAAACGGTGATCTCACCTGAGTCATTAGGTAATGCTTGACGCACGGTTTTGCCAGATTAAACTTTGATGCACTACTGATCAAGTCCCAGGAGTACTTCAATCTAGTGGTCTCATCGAACTTAGCATTATTCTTGAACTGTAGTAATCTGTCCATTAGGATTGCTCTGAGTCTATATGGTAGGTAATGCAGATTAAGACCATAGAATCCACCCTTCACTGCCTTGAATGGAAATACTAGGGGAAACTTATCCCAATGTGGCAGTGTTTCCTTGAGTTTGGCGTCATACATGAATAGGTACATATTGCCAGGAATGATAGTTGTCTTGGCAGCACTTGGATCATTTCTCAGTATCTTATTTGGTGTGATGCCCTTTTTAGATAATAGTAATGCCTGCTGCTCGAACCATGCAGTCGATTTTTTAGAGATGTTTCGGTCGAACCGATACTTTTCAAAAATATCTTGGATTGGGGTATTGTTTGCCATATGTTTATTTATCTCTATAATCCCAGATGATGCTCTGTTAATATGATAAATTTCCAGTTTCTGTCCTTACAGTACCTTTCTGCTGCCTCAAATTTTGCACGATTTTTGAGATATGTACCTGCCTCGATAAGGAACCTCTTATTATTTTTTGCTCTTGGTTTTGGTGGTACTGTTTGACTGGCGGGTTTGATTTCTACCAAATAAGTCTGGACAATGCCATCTTTGCCTTTGATCTGAATTTTGAAATCGACGAAGTACCTATGCGCTCTATTATCGGTTGGGCACACATACGGAATGATGGTTTCCTCGGAGGACCACTTTACCACGCTAGAATTAGCATCAACCCAGTTCATGAATTTGAGCTCATAGCTACTGCGAAAAATTACATTAGTTGGATTACCTGCATATTTATCTGGGTTTTTAATTTTATACACACCCTGTAAATATTTAGCCATTTTTCGATCCAGACATACAATAACCATATAAATATACTGTATACTATTTATAGAGATCCTAACATGGCATCTAATCCAATTGCACCAAATTCGGCCCAAGATATAACAGATTCAGCATATAAACCTAGAACTGGCACTTTGGGTGGTGCATCAAAGTACAACACTGCCAAATACAAAGTGGGTGTCCACCAATTTCCATCTGATCTGTTTAGTAATAAGGGGCAATATGGCGGGAACTGGGTCACATTCTATATCAATGTATCATCTGGTTCTAAGTTACTCAAAGATGGATCAGTTACTGTTACAACCAATGATACGCCATCTATGCGTAATAATGTAAACGCATCTGGAACCACTGTAATAACAAAAAATCAAATGATTGGTGCAGTTGCTGCCAGTGGAGTTGTGGTGGGCGCACTTACTGGTGATGTAGGTAATGCGGTGAAGGGTGGAGTTATTGGTGCAGTTGCTGGAGCAGCAGTGGCAATATCTGGTATGAATCAGATGCGTAGAATTACCGATACCATAGCATTGACTGTGCCAAATAACTTCTCAGCAAGATACAATGTGTCATATAGTGATGAGGGCACAGCACAACAGGCAAATTTAGTTGGAGTTGGAGCAGAAGTTGTATCTGCTTTGAAATCAAAGTCTATATCAGGACTAACCAAGGCAGCAACAGCGGCAGTGGATGCCATAGCAACTCCACTTGCACTTTCAACAGGCGCAGCTGGTGGGGATTTTATGTCCAAGGCAGCAGGACTTGCTGCCAATCCTAAAAAGGAACAGATTTTCAAGGGTGTTGAATTTAGAACATTCAGTTTTGAATATACCTTTGCTCCACGAAATGAAAAGGAATCGAAGGAAATAGCAGACATCATCAGACTATTCAAACTTCATATGCATCCAGAGTTCAAGGATAGTCATGGATTCCTATTTATATATCCATCGGAGTTTGATATATACTACTATCATGGCGAAAACGAGAACATGAATCTGCCCAGGCATACCTCATGCGTGCTGACTGACTGTAATGTGAACTACACTCCAAACAATCAGTTCTCCACCTTTGCCTCCACCAACGGTGCACCTGGTGGTGCTGCAACTCAGATTCAATTGAGTCTGACCTTCAAGGAACTTGCCATTCTTACCAAAGATCAAATACTGGACGGATTCTAATGTACTTCTCAAAAATACCCAATGTATATGCACCATTCACTATTGGTGGTGTGGAACAATATATCCAGATCAAGGATATCACAGTCAATGTTAGGTTTGTGGCAGAGTTCCTATCCAATATTACAGTGTATGATCTGTATGATATTCGTGATGGTGAAACTCCTGAGATCTTAGCAGAGAATTTCTATGGCACACCGACCTATCATTGGGCAATTATGCTGGCAAATGATCGGTATGACTATATCAATGACTTTCCCATAGCATCCAGTGTATTTGAAGAGTATATTAGAAGTAAGTATGGTGAGTCTCATTTGAATGATGTTCACCACTATGAGACTGCTGCTGGACTTACTGTAGATTCAGATTGGGTGGGTAGACTTGAAGTTTCAAACTATACATACGAAGACAGACTGAACGAAAGTAAACGTACCATCAAGGTTATCTCTCAGAGTATCATTGAGCAGGTTGCCCAAGAATATGTGAAAGCATTATCCGCATGAAATCCGAAGTTCTAGCATCGGCTGGTGATGTACTGCTTGAGGAAGCAACTCTGATCTCAATGGTATCGGGCAGAAGTATGGATGTCACCAACCAGATCATCGGTGTCCATATATTTGAAGATCTATTTTCGCCATTCATCAGTGGTAATCTGATTCTCAAGGAATCCATTGATATTCTGAATAACCTACCATTGATGGGTCAGGAATATCTACAGTTGAAAATACGCACTCCAACAATGGAGGACAAGGACGCCATTCAAGGGTTGTTCTATGTATACAATATAACTGATAGAGCATTCGTGGCAGAACGCAATGTTGTGTATAAACTTAACTTTATATCATACTTTGCTCTCACTGATTCTAACACTAAACTCAGTAAACCATTCGAGGGCAAGGTATCTGATATTGCCAAGACTATATTGACCAACTGGGTCGGTGAAGCAAGTATTGGTCAGATTGAGACTACACGGAATGCAACTAAGTATGTGTCCAACTATTGGCCACCAGTCAAGAATCTGAACTATATCACTAATCAGGCGATCAATACAAACTCATCACCATCATATCTATTCTATCAAGATAGACTGGGATTCAACTTCAAAAGTCTCAGCAGTTTATATGCTGCAGATACACCATACCCAGCATTCAACTTCAATATGAAGGGTCGAGAGATATCTCCGTCCGGGGATTCTGCCAGGAATATCCAGAGGGATTACTCCAGAATGACATCCATTGACTTTCCCCGTGGATTTGATACTCTGAGTAAACTTGGTAGAGGGACATATGCTTCCACTCTACATACTCATGACTTGGTCACTAAGCAATATAAGGAAAAGAAATTTAATTATCAGGATGATTTTGATAAAAAAGGTCACCTAAACAAATTTCCAATAACGGCAAAATCCACTGGGTTCATATTTGGACCTGCATCTGCAATTCTGGTGGATGAGATTCACTTTGGTGTGTATAACGGATATGGTGATATATCCAATAGTGACATTATGCAGGAACGACTAAGTATATTGAACATGGCAGATGCAATGAAGGTTACCGTGGTTGTGCCTGGCCGCACTGATTACACTGTTGGTCAGAAGGTGTGGCTCGAGATTGTTGAACCGGAACCATTAGATGATAAAGACACAGTAGAAGCAGAGCAGGATAAGCTGTTCTCTGGGTATTATCTAATTGGTGCTATCAATCACAATATAAACAGAGAGAAACATGAGTGTACCATGGAGCTCATAAAAGATTCATTATTAAAAACTGCTGATCAAAAATAAGGCGAAACATTGAACAACATATTATTTCAAGGGGTTGTGGAGAATAGAAATGATCCAATGAAACTTGGCAGATGTCAGGTTCGGATTGTTGGTATTCATACTCAGAATAAGGTTGATCTCAGAACTGATGATCTGCCATGGGCATACCCAATTCAACCAATAACTTCTGCTGCGATCTCAGGTATTGGTTCTACTCCTGTTGGTCCTGTTCCAGGTACCTGGGTCATTGTTATGTTCCGAGATGATGAGCAACAGGAACCAATTATGCTGGGCACCATTGGTGGTATTCCCCAGTCCAAGCAAGCACAACTATCCAGCAATAACAACTCCAATGTTATTGCAAATGATGGTGGCACACTGACTGATAGTAGTGGCACCACTGTCACCACGGGCGATGGCACTCCAATCACTGTGGGTTCTGTTGAGTCCCAGGCAACTCCTGCGCCAGATGCCAAACCATCAGTTGATACGTCCAAGGTAGTTCCTGCCAGTATATTCCTTGTACCCATTCCGATCATACCACC